TCTACTGCTTCTACTCCTTGAGATGTTGAACACATTGCTTCAAGCATTGGCTTTTGTTCATCTGGAAAATGTTTGTTAACCCATAAAGATACAGCTTCTATTCTTGAGTTTGCATTTTCTCCTAATTTTTTCTTCTCACCTTCAATGTCAAACTTAGGTTGTGACTCAATAAACAGCTCTATACCTTTATTAAAAGCTTCTTGATTTAGTTTATTATCAAGACAATACTTTTTCCAGCCATCCATAAGTGGTGTATCTGTATCATAATTATCAGGAATCTCTGGTAAAACATACTTATCTGCTGTTTCAGGTAAACCTTTTGTTTGTTCTTCTTCTATTTGTGTTCGTATTTCAGCAGTTAAATCTTCTTTTTTCTTACCAATATAGGTCTCTGCTTCTGTATATGACTTAGCTAAACTTTCATAATCTGGTTTACCTTCTTTAAAAAACTTCTCTGGTAACCATTCAGGTCTTTCATTTACCTCACCAACTTCATCTTTTGTTTCTTGTTCTGAGTTAATTAGACTTTCTTGCTCTTGCATTTTCGCCCTCCTTTATGCGTTGTTCAATTATACCTACTAAGAATCTCATTCCTTCTCGACCTCGTAGTTCTTCATTAGTAATATTGAAACCTGCTACAGTTTCTATTGTTATACTTCGTAAATATTGTAATACATATTTACCAACATCACTTCGGAACAAAGTTACAAATGATTCATTAAGTTTACTTTCTGTTTCTTTGTTACGAGTAAATCCGTCTATACTAGGTTGTAGGGGGTTCTGTTTGTCCTTCATTTTGTTGTGCCATTCCTTGTTGTAATTGTTGTTGTTGTTGTAATGCTTGTTGCATTTGTTGCATAGCTTGTTGCATTTCTTCTGGAGACCTTGTTAATTTTTCTGGTATACCAAATTTTTCTGCCAAGTATCTTGTTGCTTCGTTACTATCTACCAATAGATTGATAAGCTGTGGTCCGAATCTAGCTTGTATTAGTTCTAAAAATCTATTGAATCCATTTATATCTTGATTAGCTTGTGCTTGTGCTAATGGAGATGTAGATTGTACTTTTATTTCTCTACCATTTACTTCTGGTATATTTATTCTTCCTTGCTTTTTAAGAATATGTATTACTCTTTGTAAGATAGGTGTAACCATTTCTGCTTGTAATCTTCCAAAGGATGAACCTATCTGTCTTGATAAGTCTGCCATTCTTTCTGCTACTTCTGTTGCAGACATAGGAGTACGATTTGGATCGCCAAGCATTTCATTATACAAAGCTTTGCGTATATTCATTCTCATATCTTTTAATACTAAATCAGCAACATTAAAATTACCTGCTGGCTTGATTGGTTCTAGTCCTCTTGATGATGGACTTCTTGGAATAATTGTTCCAGGTAATAGTTGGATTGTATCTACATTTATAATTCCATCATCTTCCATTTGGTACATACCAGAGATAGACATCTGTGCATTTTCTAAAATCATTTCTATCACTAAGTTACAAGTCTTAATTGCAGGCATAGAATTTAAAAGTGGACCACGACCATATACCTCACCTGCCGCTTTGCTCCAACGAAATACTACATATGGATTTGAACCTTCTCCCATAAATTGTTTTTGTAAATATATATGCTGTGGGTTTTGACTAAATACAGAAAAGTCATATAATTCTACATTTGGTTTTGAATAGTTTCTTGACACACATTCAACAATATCAATAAAGAAATCTTTGCCATTATCTAACTGTCTTTGTGTTTCTGGTGCAATAATTGCTTGTGGATATATAATGTTAATTGAAGATGCTTTCATTCTTCTAGTTCTGTAGATAGTATCAACAACATCATTCGGTCCAGTATCTAAAGTTAATCTAGATAAAGGTACAGCAGTAAATCTTATTGGTCGTATTGCATCTCCTTCTTCTACTAACATAGCACCAGTACCAACAGCTAAATCTAAAAATGATTCGTGTACCTCTTGAGCAAAGTTACTATTCTGTAATACTTCAAACACATAAGCTGTTACATTATCTAGTGCTTCATTTACTTGTGTGCGTTCTTCTGGAGGTACTTCACTACCTGATATAAGTTCTGCCCATCTTGCGTAGTTTGGAACTATCCCTGCTTGTAATCGTGATGCAAATTCTTGTACACCAACAACAGCAGTCTCATCAAATATTTTATCTGTTTTAGTTTGTCCAGCTGTTGTAGGATAAAAACTTTCTCTTGCTGGCATACTATATTCAAAACATTCTTCAAAGGTAGGTCTCCATAATTCCTTTATGCTTTCTGCTCTTTTATATCGAGCAAGCATATTCTCTATGCCTGACATTTCTTTTAAAATTGGTTCTGGTACTAATGCTACCATACTATCCTAATCTAGTTGTTCCTTTTTGATTTGATAAATAACCACCACCACTACTTGATAATAATGTTCTTCTACCTAATCCTGCTTGTAGTTGTTGTTTCCTAGCTTGTGTTGCTTTTGCTTGTTCATCTAACCCTCTCCTTCTGTTAGAATCTTCTCTTGCAGCGATTGCTGGATCAGGTCTTGGAGGAGGAGGTACATACACTCTACTTCCACCACCACCAAATAATCTACCTATACACATAATACCTCATTATAACCTTGTACGAATATCGAATATATTCCATTTCTTTCTTATATTCTTTTTTGGAGCTTTTGTAAAGACATCAAAATCAGTTTTTGCTTGTACCACTCTAGCTGGTTGTTGTGATTTTGTTATTTGTTTTCCTTCTCCTGCTCCTAATAATAAATATTGTAATGCATCATGGATATGCGAATAATGATTTTTATCTGGTTTATCGGTGTATCGTTCTCCTGATACCTGCATCCTTTTGTATTGATAACCACCTTCAAAACCTTTGATTAGATGCTTACATTGTTTGTCTATTAACATTCCTGACTTACCTTCTATTAAACGAGTTAATGGTGCTTGCACACTTTCTATTCGTAAACTTACATCATTGGATGGTGCTGGAATGGCACGAATACCAGCACCACGCAAAATTTGAAATGGAGTTGACTCATCTGTTTGGGCTCTATAGTCACCAGCAGGATCGCCATAAATTCTAGCTATAGGTATCGATCTAAAATACTCTGCCATTTCTTTTCGTAGCAATTCGGCAAATCGCACCATTCCCATATCTTTTGCTACAATCTCTCTAAGGATTAACCACCTCCCTCGTACTTGTTGTGCAAACACACAAGCAGGAGTTAATCCAAAATCTATACCTACATAGTATGGAACCTCTGCTGGAATAATAGGTTCTTTTGCTATGTGTACATCAGGAGAAAATTGTTTGTAAACTGGCTTCCCATCTTCTATTGATCCTAATCGATTCATCACATACACATCAATCCAGCTTTTTGTTTTTCCTCTTATAATAGACCTATAGTAATCGGACATAAGATTCTTTCTATTCTCTGCTACTTCATTATCTTTGTAACCTTCTACTTCTTGGTTATTATTTTTTTGTTCTACCATACCTGAAGGCTGTGTAAAAAATTTCCAGTTATCAGGTTTTACTAACATCATAACTTCTTCTCGTGACAGATGTTCTGGAGGAGGAGCATCTCCACTCATCACAGACCACCAATGGTCTTCATCTGGTGCGTTGGTATCTGCGATTACACCATACCAAGTTGGTCCACCATCTTTCATAGATGGATATCTGCCTACACGCATTGTCCCTGCATCTATGATTGGCTTTGCTATTTCTCTGCTTTCATTAAAGAATAAGAATGTTAGTTCTAGTGATAGTAACTTTTTCACATCTTCTGGTCTATCTAAAGCTAAAAAAATTACTTCTAAATCTATATCTCCTATTTTGATTCTATGTGTGTATGGAGGAGACCAATTCATCTTACCAAAATCTTTTTCAGGAAACCAATCTAGCCAGGTCTTCATTGTTGTTGTTCGTAATTGTGGATTGGTATTACGCACAACAGCAACACGACTTTTTCGTATTCCATCAGGAGATGGTTTTTGTGCTAAGGCTCTACGAAATATTTCTATACAACAAGCTACAGATTTACCAGAACCAACTGGTCCACGAATACCACGAAAGAAACTATTGTCTTTCATAAATGCTTTTAGCACTTCGCCATCTGGCTTGTATGCAAGTTTCATACTTGATTATTATCTACTGCATATTTAATCATTTTACCTGCTACCTCTGGACCGAGAGTATTAATAAACTTATCTACCTCTTTATCCGATAAGTCTGCTTGTGGGTAAAATTTTAAATGCGTATTGCGTACTATTTTTCTTAGTCGTAATAAATCTTTAAATGATAGTGTTCTAATAAACATATTAACAGTTCCATGCTCTTAATGATTTGTTGATTCTTGAATTAGGATCTCTTGCAGTTTTTTTGCTAGTAAGTTTTTTCTTCATACCTTTCATCCTTGCACAAAAACTTGCTCTCCTTTTATTCCCTACTACTTTGCTTGGTGCTTTTAGGTTTCGTTTCTTGCCAGTCTTAGTTCGACCTTTGTTATAACTGGCACGACCTTTTGCGTTGAGTCCTCCTTTCGGATTCTTTCCTTCCTTGCGTTGCCATGCTGGTGTCTTAGGCATTATGCTCTCCTTTTCTTTTTTCTCTTAAAAGTTGCTACATTGGTTGGTTTACCACCCACCCCTTGCTTTACTGCTCTCTTTCTAGTAACAGCAGATTTTTTTTGGGAGGCACTCATTCTTCGTGCTTTGGCAAGGGGTACACACTTTGGGTATTTTCGTTTTGATCCTTTGCTACGACCACAAGGTTGATACTTACCTTTCTTCTTAGGGGCACCAATATCCACCCATTTTTGATCTATCCATTTACGAAGGCTCATATTCTTCTAATCCATCTGTACATTGCGTATGCTCCCAAACCTAATAGAATATAACAGATACCATCAAACCAAGATATGTTGTGTACTGTCTCTATTAACTCAGGAGTTACATTCATTTGCGTTTCCTTTTGGTTTTCTTCTTAGCAGACTTTGGTTTTATTCTACCTGAACACACACCAGAAGCATACATATTAGCATAAGCACTTGGATAAACTTTAAACTTTCGTTTAGCGGCGGCTTTACCTTTAGCACACAGCTTTGCCATTATGCTTTTCTTTTTTTGCTCTTTAGTATTTTGTTCTTCAGAGCAGTAGGTAGCTTCTTCTGATTACCTTTTAAACCACCGTTCTTTTTTTTCTTCTTCATTACAGTTCCATATGATTTCATTGTACCTGGCATTGTATTCTCCTTTAGTTATATTCCATACATAAAACATTGAAGGACTTTTGTAAAGGAAAAATACGGAAGCTAGTCGTGTTACTTAATGCCTTGTCGGCATTTTTGACCACCCCCTACACATATGCGTAGCAAGGTGGGCGGTCAATCCCTAATCTACGCACAGCGAGATAGGGCTAAGATAGGTCTATATTAACTTGTATTGCGTTTGTGATAGGATTGTGGCTAGTAGAATCATCTCTGATGCCAGCCCTATCTAGAATGTCCTTACTCGCCTCTAATCTAACATACTCTGAGTTAGCATCTTGTGATAGTTTTGATACAGTCTGCAACGCACTCACACATCTGGCTCGAAGAGACATTCGTGCCCTCTCGGCAAGTACTGTCAAAATCGCTGTCTTTCTCAAAAGGCGACTCGCTTCGACTTTAGCTGATCGTTCAGAATAACCTGCCTCGATTGCACACCGCTCTTGTGTCCCAATGCCTGCTAACAAGTTATCAATAAATCTGGATTGCTTCGCTGTAAGAGATGCTTTTGTTGTTTGTTGACTCATATTGGTACTTGATTACCATTCTCTTGATACGACTGTCAAGTAAATAATTTGACGACCTTCCAAGTTCTTGTATTTATTGATAAATGTTGATACGCCAGCTTGATAAGTGAAAGCCTATCTGTTTTGTCACGAGTCCAAGTTTTTATTCCTGATTCGTTTTTGTCATTTTACCTTTCCTCTCATATAAGTAGGTTAATAATCATAGGATATTACCCTTCTACCACAGTAAAATAGAAAGTATATGGTGTGCGTAGCACCCTATATTTCTGTCGCCTTGCGACTATATCCACTACTAATTCGGTTCCCCCCCTTTATTCCTGGAGGGTTATATTGTGCTTCGCCCTTTATCATTGGCTATCGCCATTCCCCCCCAAATTAGTAGTGGACTTTATATTTTACGGTGATAGGCGGACATCCTTATGATTATTAACAACTTATATTACAGAAAGGTAAATACAATGACAAAAACAAATCATAAAAACTTAAACGACAAAACAGATAGACTTTCAATCATCAAAGAAATGATATTGAATTGTAAATACAAGAACTCGGAAGGTCAGCAGTTACCAGACAGTCGAATCAAGTTCATTGCTAATCAAGTATCAGTTGCTTACAAACAACAAGAGCAGTACAGCGAAGGCAATAAAGATTATAGGATAAAAGGTACCAAGCATTGGGACTCAAAAGCTCAGGAAATCGAGTCACCTGATTTTGTTCTGAACGATGATCTAAAGCACGAACTTTTAGACGAGCTCGCCGAAATGAGAAAGCCAGACGATTTAGCCTACAAATATTGGAGGGCAGAATATATCTTCTTCGCAGATGTATATGAGATGGTTACAGGCGAAGTATGGAAACCACAAGATACTAACTCAAGTAAAGTTACAAACAACAAAGCTTTCTTACTAAGATAACTCTCAAGAGGACAGTCTAGCTAGGGCTGTCCTCATTTTTTTATTCTTTGAAATGGTCTGCCTTCGGCAGTCTGTTTGATGAATAAAAAACATATCACCGCCCTATCTCGCTGGGGTAGGGGGATATGGATTGAGAATTGTAATTTTGCCACCCAGTTTTGAAAGGAGGTGATGGTATGCAAGCTTACAGAAAAAAATGGAACAAACTTTTGTTAACGATAGCTGTAAGTAGTTGTCTTGCAATGATGCTTAGTGTTTTATCAATCGTATTTGCATTAACAAGAAGTGACTACGGATTTTTACTCGGACCAGTATGTGCAACATCAGCAGTGATAGCATATATTATTTCGTTTATAAATATATATAGATTGCAGCAACATACTTTATAGTTGCAGTTATGCATTGTTAATTATATAATACCATAATGTTAGGAGGTAATATGTTTGGTAAATTATTAAGACAGTTTGAAAAAACTATAACGGAAGATGAACACTTTGAGAACGAAGCACAACGCAATCGTGCCATAGTTCTACGAGATATATTTACTGACGCAATGAAGGTCAAGTCAAGAACCAAAGTGATACAAGATATGAAAGAGTCTATGTATATCAAGTATCGTGATGATGTAGTTTGGTATGACCAAATGATAAATATATATAACAACCAGTTGAGAGAAAGGAGAAAGGATGAGCCAATCATTCCACGCACAGTTAGAACACGAAAGTCGTAGAAGTTTTCTAACGGATCACAATATGAGATTTGTATGCGATTACGATTTCGATATTGTAAGAATAGCAACAGCATATATCAAGTTGCGAATACATAAACAAAGAATAAACTTTGACACTACTGTTGTTGATAGAGCAGACATAATAGGTTGGATTCATACTAAATCTTATGAAGCTATGGATGAATTAAAACCTAGAATAAGAAGACGAGACATCAATAAACTAATGAGAGGAACTAGAATTATAGAAGATACATATCGAAAACATTTAATGAAAGGGTAAGACTATGACTAAGACTATTGCAGAAATAGCTAAGATAAATACAGAGGAAATTAGATTAGCTATACTAGAAGAATGGGAACAACATGATATCAACAAACCATATACACCTAAGTGGATTACTTCATTGCATAAGAATCCAAATGGGTACGAGTATAAGGGTTGGAATCAGTTTCATTTAAACTTTAAGTACGGACACTTGACACCTATATGGGGAACATATAACCAATGGAAGAAGATTGGTTTACATCCAGCACCAAGAAGTGGTGTACCATTATGGCAACGAGTACCAAGAATAATTAAAGATAAAGAAACAGAAGAAGATAAAGTTGCTGGTGTAAGATATCAAACAATATCAATACATAACATTGACCATGTTGCTGGTGACAAGAACACTATCATTGAACTAAAGAAAAGTTTGATACCAGTACACAGCAACGCAATGAAAGAAGAAAGAATACATAGGGTAGATGATGACATAGCTACGATTATACATACTCACAACATAAACTTTGTTGAGGGTAGTAACAGAGCTTGTTATGTACCTAGTGAAGACAAGATAATGATGCCAATGTATAGTTCATTCAAGTTACCTGAGACATATTACTCAGTAATGTATCATGAACTAACTCATTGGTCAGGGCATAGTGATAGATTGAACAGAGATTTATCTGGGAAGTTTGGTAGTAAAGACTATGCCTTCGAGGAACTTATAGCTGAGTTTGGTGCTAGCTTTCATATGGCTAAGTGGGGTTTGTTTCATCAGACTAGAAAAGACCACGCAAAGTATTTGAAGTGTTGGGCTAAGGCTCTTAGAGATAAGCCAGATGCACTAAGGTCAGCTTGTAAGTATGCAAGTGATTCGTATCTTTACCTCCAACAAGACGAGTCACTTGCCATTAGTAATGAAGATGCAGTTAATCAATAAGGAGAATGAATATGAATGATGACGATATAAAATGGCAACAGCTAGTACGAAAGAACGATCCAAATACTAGCAAGGTTGCCGCACAAGAAGAAGTTGGCAGAGTAAACAATGCCAAAGAAAGAATACTTGAATTGATTGTAGATGTTGGTGGTATATCTGGTATGACAGATGAAGAACTATCTTTGCATGATGGTATCACTACATCTAAGTATCGAACAGCAAGAGTATTTCTAGAAAGAAAAGGTTTAGTTCAATCAGTCGGTGTACGCAAATCCAAACATGGTAAAAACCAAAGAGTCTGGTTTGTTACACCAAACGGTGCATTAGCACACATAAATTATAAGGAGAAAAGAAATGGTTATAAAACCAATAGATAGAGAAAGACTGCTAGAGTGTCTAAGTCAATCAAGTTATAACATGGCTAAGAATGGTGATGATGTATTCTGGGTAGTAGCTATGTACCCAGAAGGTTACGACCTATCACCCTATGACTTTTATGAAATGATAGATATGTTAAATGGTGAAGAACTTCCTCAAATCGTAAAAGTATTTGACAATGCTTATGATGCTATCCAGTTTCGTGATGACATAGCTTGTCAAGCAGAAGCAGAAGCAATGTTACAAGGAGAAAATGATGGGTAGATATTATCATGGAGATATCGAAGGTAAGTTCTGGTTTGGAGTACAGCCAAGTGATGATCCAAAATTCTTTGGAGCAGTAGAAGAACCAGGTGATACTGTTGATTATTACACAGAAGATTTAAGTCTAATAGAAAATGGTATAGCCAGATGCAGAGAGGAGATTGGAGATTACCTTGAGCAAATGCAACACTTCTATAACAAGATAGTAAGTAATCCAAAGTATGCTCAAACTCTATCCGAATGGTTAAATGTACCAGAACATAAAGCAGATAATCTTAGAGGTTGGTATGCGAGACTAGAACTCGGAGAGAAAATGTATCTACAAGTAAAAGAACATGGCTCTTGTTTTATAACTGCTGAACTGTAGGGTTGCACTTGTGCATACACTATGATAGAATATATTTATGAATGGACTACTAACTTATTATGACCAGCTTAAAAAACTTGCAGACAAAAAAGGTATCAAGTTAAGTACTGCGTTTCAGAAAGCTGGTGTGCAAGCAAGCACATATCATAGAATTAAATCAAGTAAGTATTCACTCAGAGAATCAACAGCGGTAACTGTGTGGAATTATATATATGAAATCAAAAACAAAAAGAAAACCAAAGGGTAGATACGAACCTTATCAAGGTAAGATGATTTACTTTCAGACTCAAGCTAAAGCTGATAGATACTTACAGCTTATAAAATTTTCTGAACAGAAATTAATCATTGATTTAGAATTATATCCTACACTTACTGCTGTTGTACATAATGTAAAGGTATGTACATTTCAGCCAGACTTTAGGTATATGACATTAGAAATTAATGGACACAGAGGGTATCGTGTTATTGAAGATGTTAAAGCAGATGCTACAGAACTTTACAAACTGCGTAAACAATTAATAGAACTAACTAATAGTTGTATTATAAATAATATCAAAGCAAGTGAGGTGAATAAATGGGTAACAACAATACCGAAGAACCAATAAAAGAAACTTGGGAGCCAAGCTTAGACATACAAACTTGGTTCTTTAATAAATTTAAAGATGCTACAATGGAGGACTTGGACTATGAACACGAACAATTTGTCGACTACTACTTATCAAAAGGGTACACAAGCAGAAACTGGAACGCAAGATTTAGATACTGGTGCAGACTTTCTTTCAAGCTGGGTAATAAGAAACAAACGAACTCAGCCTATTCTAAACCAACCAGAATTGCTACCAGTAACTCTGACTCAGCGAGAACTTATCTTAATAGACACAGTAATGAGAGCAACATCCGAAGCATTACAAGAATTAAAAGGTAACAAAGAGATAGATGTATTAACACATCAACTAGAAAAGATAATAACTAATCTTAATATAACATTGCAACATTCACCTAAAGAAAAGATTGTAAAAAGTTTACAGTTATTAGGTGATACATTCCAATGTGAAATGCCAAAGGATGATGGACTATACTATTACATTGAAGCGATCAAAGACATACCGCCTATCTATATGCGTGAAGCTATAGTAAATGTAATGAAGACACACAAGTATAACTTCTTTCCACTACCTGCTACTATCAGAGAAAGTGTTGACAAGAAATTAGATTTCTGTCAGACTTTTCTTAGGTGGTGTGAGGTTGCGTGGCAAAGACTTACATCCCTAAAACAGTAGTCTTAGTTCATTCTTCTTAAAGCCAGTATTACTCTATGTTTGCTGGCTTTTTTTATGCTTGATTAATATGCAGTTATGCATTATAATTATTATAAAGGAGAATGATTATGAAGTTTAAATTTGATAGAACTAAAGGACTTGGTGGTAGTGATGCTCATAAAATTTGGTGGGGTTATGACTTAGCTAGATTGTGGAGTATTAAAACCAAACGAGATATGGAAGATGATTTATCTATGGAATGGAAAGTACAACTAGGTACATACACAGAATCATTTCATATAGACTGGCTAAAGAAAAAAGATTTTGCTAGTAAAAAAGTAACCAAACCTAAAGATGCAAAATGGTATAAAGAAAATGACATACCAATGTATGCTAATGTAGATGCTTTAGTTGACGGTGTTGTACTTGAAGTAAAACATACCAATCCAGGACAAACAGTAGAACAGAAAGCAAGATACTATGCACCACAGTTACATCATTATATGCAAGTGTATTGTCAAGACTATTGTTGGTTCTCAGCTATACGAGGTAATGAAGAACCTGAAGTAGTAAGAGTAGATTGGAACCAAGAGTTCTACAACAAACTATTAGTAAAGATGAAAAGGTTTTGGTTGTTTGTAGTACATGATAAACAGCCACCTATTGTAACAGACAAAGAAAAATTTAACAGCACACAAGACATACTAGTTGATGGTGTAAAAAACTATGACAATTTTAACAATGAAGAATACAAAAAGTTAGACGGTATGCTTATGCAATACGAAGGTGCTGTATCGAGCTTCGAAGAAACGAAGAAGAAGATGAAGTTACTTGTACCTCCTGATGCTAAACAAGTACAGTTTTCAGGTAGTAACTATTTAATAACACGCAACAAGAAAGGTACACTTGCTGTAAAAAGGAGAAACTAAGATGAAGTTTACATTGAAAGAAATAATACTAATGTGGAATAAAACTTACAATGAAAATATGTGTGAGAAATATTCAGGATTTATTAACAACTTAATAGTGGAGTATGACAATGCCAGACACAAAGACAAAGAAAGAAACTAACTTAGATGGTTTCAATATGGATTTGTTTAACTTGTATCACGAGTTAAATAATCCAGGTGCAACTGCTGACAATCCATACTTCAAAAATAAGTATGCTGACTTGTTGACTATTATCAAAACAGTAAAACCTATACTATACAAACATGGGTTTATTTTGTTTCAAGTAGTAAAGCAACCAAGTGTATTAAGTGATAGTGGATCTAAAACACCTTTACTTAAAACTATACTGCGTCATATATCTGGTGAAAGTATTGAAGATGAAGGTGTACCATTGGTCTGTAAAAATCCAGCAGATCCACAGCAACAAGGTAGTGCTATTACTTATGCTAGAAGATATGGTATGCAGTCTATACTTGGTATAGTTGCAGACACAGATGATGATGGTCAAGCTGCAAGTGGTAAGACAGAGAAAGATATCAATAGATTGAAGCAAGAGTTTACTGATACTATCCATGAATCAGCAGACAAAGCTATGTTAGATAAATTATATTTTACATACAAAGATGAAATAGAAGCTCTTACTAAAGACGATCAAAAGTGGTTTCAAAATTCATACAAAGAACAAATTAAATTTATAAAAGAAAGTGAGGTTAAAAATGAGAACAGTAAATAAATTTACTTGTCTTGGTTATTGTGCAGTAGATCCAGAAAGAATAGCAAGAGACGACAAGACATGGTGTAAGCTAGTAGTTACTACTAACTCTGGCACACAAGAAAATAGAAAGGCAGACCATCATAGAGTCTCTGTCTTTGATGAGTACAAAGCCAAGTTTGTATTAGACTATGTAAAGAAAGGTAGCATAGTATACTTAGAAGGCGAGCTTCGTTCTCGTAAAGATGATGAAGGTAAGACTTGGTGGAGTATAGTTTGTGGTGAATACAATAGTCGTATTGAGCTATGTGAAAAGAAAGGAGATGGTGGTACGACTAAGAGTGTAGCAGATGATGATGCACCGCCATTCTAATATATGTGATAAACTTCGACAAGCTAGAGCTAAAAAACAATTAACATACTTAGAAGTCTCTAACTTGTCGGAGCTTTCTATATCCACAATAGTCAACTCCGAAAGAAGATTGCCTTCACTTAGAACATTAAAAGTGTTGTCTGAAATTTATGGACTTGATATTAACCTAGACGAATATACTAAAGGTAATGTAATATATTTGTAGGAGGTAATGATGGGTACAATGGATGATGCCTGGAAGATTGCTTGCTTACAAAAAAAATGTAGGTATTGTGATAAACCAGCAGAAGAATGGAAAGGAGGAATATACTATTGTAAGAAATGCTATGAAGAAGTAATAGTAAAACAAATAGAGAAAGAGGAATGTTCGGCACCCTCTCATATGAAAAGGAGGGATGTTGAACATTCCAAAGTTAAGGTTAGTAGAAAGAAACCAAGAAAGATTAAAATAAATAAATGGAGGTTAGTTAAATGATAGATGATTTAGTAAATGATTTAGTAAGAGATGAAGGTTCAATAACTAATGATAGAGGAAGACATATAGTTTATGATTGTCCAGCAGGATTAAAAACTATTGGCTATGGCATAGAAGTAGAAAGTCATGGACTGTCTGAGAAAGAAGCAAGACTATTATTACAAGCAAGAATAGAAGAAGTAATAGCAGAGGTAGATGTAAACTATCCGTTTATGAAGACAGCACCACATCCAATACAGAAAGCTGTATACAATATGGCATTTAATTTAGGCATAACTAGGTTCAGTAAGTTCAAGAATATGATTGCCGCACTTGAGAAAGGTAACTACGATCAAGCAAGTATCGAAGCTCAAGACTCTAAATGGTATGAACAAACAAAAAGTAGAGCAGAAAGAATTGTGTTGTTGATGAAAGAAGCTGGACAAAAGTTTTATGACTGATAATATTCCTATACGACTAGGGAAAATTTGCTAACAATATTAAATTGTGTGTGATAACTTGGGGATAAGTTACTAAAACCCTAGTCGTGTAGAAATCCCAGAAATCTAGGCTTTTTAAATCCGTTTAAATGACCGCTGAGTGCCACTAAAAAACTTTCGCTTATGATTCTACCTAGTTATTTAAACCACGCAGTCAAAGTATATCGTTCTTTTTCTTTTACAGTAGATACACCATGCCGATAGTACATACTATCAAAAAATAATGCACGACCTTGCTTCGGAGTTATCACCATACCATCATCATAGAAAGTATTACCACCTCGATAGTCGTCATTTAAATATATAACTGCACCCAGCCGATAACCATGATTCTTTTCCATATGAAAATCTTTATGTACTCCTAGTTCTGTATTAACTTTCCATTTAACTAAACCAAAGTAACCAAGCTTTGATTTATTTACATCCATTGCAGTATGATTTAATTTTCTTTCAATGTATGGAATCTCATTTGGATCAACAACAAAAGGATAGTAACTCATATACTGTCTAACTCTTTTAGTATTAGCTTTATAAAACTGTATAAGTTCTTCGCATTGCTTCTCAGCCAGATAGTTATCTATGACTACAGTAATCATTATCCTCTTAGTGTAATACTAATAGAGTATCTGTATTGTGGTGCAATGATAGTACTTGGTCGTATCATATGTGGTATCTTTGCATCAAACATTATAAGTCTATTAGGTTTACATTGAACTGTCTTGGTTATTTCATTTGTCTTTGGATCTAAAAATAAAGTATCAGCTCCCCATTCTAGTTTCCAATCCATATTTAAATAGTAGAGTAGAGAATACTTAGCTTCCGTTCCACTATCATCATGTGGATAGTATACACCATTTGGTGTAACTACATTTATGAAAGTTCTTTCAACGGTAGTATATGCATATTTGTATTTAAATTCTATCGGAAGTAACTCAAGAAACTTTAAATCATTTAAATGGTTTGGTGTGTAGTTAGCATAGAATACTTTCTCTTGTACTCTAGCTTTGCTATCAGTAAGTCCAATCCTAAAATTACTTTGACTTACTACATAGTTAAAAAACTTATGACAGTCTGCAAACTCAAACACATTGTCGTGTATATCTATCACTTTTTAATTAACTTGGTATCTGTTTTCTTTAACTTGTCAAATGAACGAAGTCCACCAAGCCCAAGCATACCGAGTAACAATGGCATCATCACACTCATATCAGCTTGTGGTATTGTAATGCCAAAGCCTGCACAAATTGGCGAGACCATGAAATTTATTCCTAGCGATATTGCACAGATCCAACCGACAAGTGGTCGCCACGAAGATTGGAACCAGTTACCTTTTGCTTCAGCTTTGTTTACTTCTAATTGTTGTAACATAAGTTGTTGGCTATGCTTCTCTGCCATAGTAGATATCTCGTGTGCAAGTTGTGCTTGTTTATCTTTATCTCTTACAAACTTACCAATGAGTTTGGTAGCTGGTCCGATTAATGCTGTTAGTGCCATACTTTCTCCTTATCTTGTATTATAATATTTTCTTGACGATAACGCAACTCATCAAGATACTGTTCTGTTAATGCCATTTCTTTTCCTTCATTCATACATATCATATAATACTTTGGCTTAAACTCCATACATTCTAATACTTCTTCAGACAAAGCAACATATGCTATGATACAAAAAAAGACTATAAGAAAGACAACACCAAACCCAATGCTTGCTTGTTGTACTATTTGTATAGTTTCTTTTCTGCGTTTTATTTTTTGTGCAACTATTTTTCGTTTAGCTTCTTTTACCTGGTCAATTCTTTTCTTTCGTTCTGCTAATATTTCCGCCCAAGTATTCGGACCAAAACGATAGTTCACTAAGGTTCTAATTTCATTTAATTGTTCGGCTGCAAGCTTGGCATCAATTACACTTTGAGCAACTGAAGATATACCTAGTTGTTCTGTAATGTTATTGTTCTGGTCTTTGATTCTTTGCTTTTCAATCTCTTGTTGTCCAGTAAATAACTGGTCAATCTGTTTAGCAATACCTCCTATATCCTGGCAAGTATTTATATTTTCTTTAATGAATGATGTTGCAGATCTAACTAAAGCTATTCCGCTGAGTACAGCTGTTACTGGCTCAACCATTAGTCAACTCTTTTAGGTGGTCGCCCTCGTTTACTTTTTTTTTTAAACAAAGATTTTATTTTATCTATTATCTTTTTTATCATGCTAACTTATATGCTCCAAAATATGTTGGAAAATAATTGCCTGGACCACCAGATAACCAGGGGGTAGAAGACGACTCATCTACTTTCATATAAACTTCTAAATAATCTGAACTACCATTCATATCTACTACTGTAGAAAGATACATAGTATTAGAATAATCTCTTGTATACCCAGAACTTTGACCACCACCATCATAATAAGAACCAACCTCTCTAGTATTGTTTTTTCTTATTTCATAATATCCTTGTTGCCACCTATCTAATGTACCTCCAGTTGTACGAACAGATGCAAAAACAAAATATTTACCTGCTACATTTGGAGTAAATCTATAATTAGATACATCATAACAACTATCAGAATCTATAGCTTCATTATTAAATGGTGTCTTTACATAACTGTTATCACTAAAGTTATAATTACATGCATCTCCTGAACAATCATTGGTTCCTCTGTATGCCATAAAGTATGGTTTGTTAGATGCACCAGCTGTTGCTTTTATTAAACCTGAATCTCTACCTACATTATTTGATATGATACCAGTCATAATTATCCTATATAAAAACCACCCCAATAACTACCATCTGCTGATTGACCACCACCAAAAAGTCTTGCATAATTTGCACTTTGGTCTACTTGTAACCAACACTCTACATAATCAGAACTACCATTGAATTCAATTATTTGAGCCATTGTATTATTTACTTGAGCATCTCTACTATACCCAGAACTTTGAAATTCTGCATCATAACTTGTTTGCTGTCCTACACCATAGTTATTACCATTGATTCTAAATTCAGTTCTAGCTATAACTAATCTATCTTGATATTCACCCATATATAGTTTAGCAAATATATAATACTTACCTGCTTTATTTGGTGTCCATCTATAGGTACTTGGATCATAACAGTTATCTGTATCTATTCTTTCACCATTGAAGTATGCTTTTGTGTAAGTATTATCTGATGTACTTTGCGAACAACCATCACCAGAACAACCATCAGCACCTCTATGTGCCATAAACATTGGTGTATTGCCACCAGCAGGTAAAACTTTTTTTAAACCTGACGACCTTCCTACATTTGCTCCTATAATACCTGACATAATTATCCTAATTTAAATCCATGAAAATGTGATTGTCTCCAAATGCTAGCATTTGTACTACCACCAACAAAAATAGGAACACCAGTAGTTACATTAAAATTAGTCCACACTTCAACATAATCTGACGAACCATTAAATTCTTTTATTGCTGATAAATGAACATTAAGTTCTGCATCATAAGTATATCCACTGCTTTGAGAACCATGATGTCTATGTCCTGCTAATATATCTGTTGCAGAACTTCCTCCATTAAATCTTAAATAACTATCAGAAGTTATGAATCTATCTGTATGACACCTTAATTTAAACTTAGCTTCTATATAATAGAACCCTGCTGTACTTGGAACAAATCTGTAATTTGATACATCATAACAACCATCTGTATCATATATTTCTTGATTAAATTCACATTTATCTAATGTTGCATCAGTTAATAATTGTCTACAGCTATCACCAGAACAAGTATCTTCACCTCGTACTGCCATAAATGATGGTGTATTACCACCTGATGCTAGTGCTTTCATTAATCCTGAAGACCTATTAATACCTGCGGAAATTATACCTGACATTACATTCCTAAAGTAGCTTTTATTTCATCATCAGTAAGACCTAAGTCTTTTAACTTAGTTTTAGCACTAGCTTTTAAATCATCTCTTTTATTATCAAAAGCAATGATTGCATCTTCTAATGCTTTGCCTTGCTTTGCATATGTGTTTAGTGTAGATATAGTTGGTTTTGCTACACCATCTACTGACCAATGTTTAATAGTAATTGAACCATCTACTTCTTCCATTATAACATTTGCTTCTGGTCCCACAAACTTTACTTCACCACTAAAACCTTTATCTGTACAGTATGCTCTTACTTGATCTGACATTCTTGTTGCCATTATACCTCCTTATCTAGTTTGATCTAAATAGCTTACAGTAACATCAACATTACCAGAACTAGCTAATTGTACGCAAAGATGATCTTCGTCTTCTAATACAAGTCTATCATTAAAAACGAAAGTTTCATTAGCACCGACTGCTTGGTCTGATAACACTTCTGTATCTGTACCTCCACCACCAGCATCAATAAATAAGTCAAAGGTCTCAGCTGCTCCTGCTGTTTCCGTAACTACTACTGATAAAATGGTATAAGTATGACCACTTACTCCGTTTAAAACAACAGACTCAGAGTTAGTTACTCCATTAGTCAATGTTCTTTTAAGTACTTCACTTGCCATATTTACCTCCTACATTCCAAACACAAGAGCTTTGCCAGTAGATGAAACACTACTATCCATTGAACCTTGTATACTTACTCTGCCAGTTCCATTTGGAACTAAACTTATATTGCCATTAGATACTGATACTATATTCTGTCCATTAACATCAAGCGAACCGCCTAATTGCGGACTCGTATCTCCTACTAAGTCTGTAATAACTGTACCAAACTCATAACCACTAGCACCACTATTTACTTTAATTACTTTACCACCTTGTCCAGATAAAGAAGTTAATCCAGTACCTCCACTAGTTGCCGCCAATCCATCTGTTATAGTAAATGTCTGTCCAGTAGGTACAGTAACAGTACTACCACTTTGTCCTGCTAATTGATCTACTTTTAATTGCCCCATAAAACCTCCTTACATTATACTTAAAGCACCATTACCATCGATTGTCAAGACTGTACTTCCACCACTAACAGTTATCGGTCCAAACAATACACTATTTTTAGTATTCGCTGTAGTGATAGTTGCATTAGAACTTACTGTATTGTAGTTACTAAATACATTTCCAGCAGTAGTTATTTCACTAGCTTGTATAGTACTTAAAGTTAAATTACCAGAACCATCTGTAGTTAATGCTTGTCCTGCTGTACCATCAGATGTTGGGTAACTAAGACCATCTAGTACTACTTTACCACTACCATCTGGTGTGATATTTATATCACGATTTGAAGTAGATACTATAGAGTTTGTTTGTACATCTAAGTTTCCACCTAATTGTGGACTTCCATCTTGCACTATATCTGTCAATGAACCAGCAACAATAGTTACCCAAGAAGAACCATTGTAATACTTTAATACATTTGCTGTGCTATTATATGCTAAATCTCCTTCATCTAATGATGATGTTGGATCGCTTGCTCCTACTCTATATCGTTGTGCAAAACTATTAACTTCACCTATATTACTTGCAACAACATTTATGTTAGAAGTTACAACAGTAATAAGATTTCCCATACCATTACCATGCGAAGTACAATAATACTTCAATGATGCAGGTGCGTCAGAGGGAACTACAAAAGTAGTTTTAGCACCTGCACTTCCAGGTGTACCAGTAGATGTAACTCCAGTAGTATAACTAGCATCTGCACTTGTTCTAAATGCTATTGGATGTCCAGCATTACTGGAATCACTTTGGTCAAATACATAAGTATTACCTCTTGTTAAAGTAATAGCTGGATTACCAGTACCATCTAAATAGAATACATTACCACTACCACCACCATACAATGTGCCAGATGCTACTGTTACTGCATAGTTTGTTGTACTTGCAAGTGCATTTGCTAAGGATGTTACATCAGCACTTATGCCTGCAAGTGTTGTAATGTTTGCATTATTACCAGCTACAGTAGTTACATTTGCACTTATTCCTGCAACTGTACCTATATTTGATGAGATACCTGCAACTGTAGTAACATTACTAGAGATACCTGCTACTGTAGATATATTAGAATTATTACCAGCTACAGTATTTATATTACTATTATTACCTGCGACTGTAGCAATATTACCAACAACACCAGATGCACCTAATGTTGCCATATTTGTTACATTATCAGATGTAGCCAATATGTTTAAGTCTGTAACTATATCACTTGTAGCTAACTGATTTAAGTCTGATACTATATCAGATGTAGCTAGTGTATTTAGATCGCTAACAATATCAGATGTTGCTAATGTATTTAAATCTGAAACTATATCAGAAGTAGCTAATGTATTAATATCATTGATTACATCTGTTACTGCAAGTGTATTTAAATCAGCAACAAAGTCAGAAGTTATTAAACTAGCTTTGGCGGCAACAGATGTTATCTCCGAAGCTTTGCCTGCTACAGTTGTAACATTAGCTGATATTCCTGCAACAGTACTTATATTACTTGCTATGCCATTTAATGTTGCTATTTCACTTGATATACCTGCTACTGTACTTACATCTGTAGATCCAATGGAAGTAGTTACATTACCACTACCATCAAAAGTAAGAACTTTATTTGCTCTAGATGCAGATAATGGTAGCTCTAATGTTGATGTAGCATCTTCATCTTTTAATCGAATAGTTCTTGCTATCTCATCTTCTCTTTCACCCATCATAGCAACCATTTTGTCTAAATCAGTATTTAAACTGTCTATAACAAACGGACCAGATAACGGAAAGTCTGTTGTTCTTGCTACTGCTATATCTCTTACTAGAGTATATTTATCTCCAGCAGTAGCACCACCACCTAGTGTTACATTACCACCACCTGATGTACCAGCACCAGATACAGAATATTCTGTTTTATCCGAAGGACTTGCCGCATAAGATAACAAAGTAGAACCTTGATAAACTTTAATATCACCTACTGCAAATATTTCAAATGAGTATGCAAATACTGTTTGACCACCTGAAGCAGTATATTGATTTCTTGGTGTTGTATCATTTACAACTATTGGCATAATGCTATCCTTTTACCATTATTCTAAAGTATCTACAACACTTTTTTGTGCTGAGTTAAATAACCATTTAAGATAAAACACATTATTAAAAGGTATCATTCTTCTAATTATAGATGCTTTTCTATCTGTTGCTGTATCTTTTTGAAATAATTTATATAAATCTGCACCCATTCCACCTACTGGTCCGAATGGTTCAGATATAATATCTTCTGGTGTACCAGTAAATGGATTTTCTGTACCCATCAAAGGTCTTATACCAAAATTATTATTAGACATAACTTCTAAAATATTATTAATATCTAAGAAATATGCAGTCAATCCTGAGTATTCTATTGCTTTTAATATTCTTTCTTCTTCACTTTTATAAGCCCACCAACCAGGATTTCTTATATAATCACTTAACATACCTGCGGCTAACATAGCTGTAGCTCCACTTAATACACCTTTATGTCTACCTTGCAGAGTACTTATCATAATTCTATTAACAGCGGCAAAAGCCCAAGACATAAATTGTAAAGGTATCTTAAATAAATTGTGATGTCTGTCTTTCATTCCTTCATCCCAATGACTAAATTTACCTATACCATAATGCATATATGTTTTATCAGAATTACCTGGTGTAACAATAGTATTGTTTTGTTCTGCTCTTATTGTAGCTAATAAATCTCTTGCAAGATTTGGATCTTCATCCATCCATTTATCTATGTTAGTGTAGTATGTATTCTTAGCTTTATATAATTTCGGACCATCATACTTTTTCCATAAAGTATATAATCTTTTTAACTTCTCTTTACCAAATCCGTAGCTAGTATATATTTTTAAATCTACATCATAATCATCATATAGTTTTCCAGTACCTACTGCTTCTGCTAATCTATATATATTATCATTTGCAATCCAAGCTACTTGTCTTTTCCAACTAGCAGTCCATTGATTAAGTAAATTAAAAGAATAAAATCCAGTATTTATTTTACCTAAAGCATTTAATATTTTATCACCTATTTTTCCAAAAGCTCTATTGTAACTATTACTAGATTGATCTGCTTGGTCTGCTACTCTTTGTCCT